CTTCTCTGTCTCCAAGGTGCATTGATATTCGTCCTGAGACTAAGTATAGACACTCTACTAAAACAATTTCATTGTGTTGTATTGCTCGTATAGCAACCATAGGTGATTTTCCTTTAGGTAGCCTGAAAAGTCCACCAGTAGAAGTATTATACCTAAGATGAACATAGTTTTTAAGTTCTATTAATCTTGGTTCAGTGTGTTTCACTCCAGTTCTCCCCGACTTTGTAGTCTCCATCTAATGGACAGTTAAGTTTAAGAATACACCCTGCTTCTTTAATAGCCCGTACTCCTGCTTCGCCTACTGCTTCGGCATGATCAGCGTGACACTCAATCTGCCATTCATCGTGTACATTAGCTACAAACTTAGCATCATATCCTAATTTATTTATCTTATCATTAAGTATTATTAAAGCTTGTTTCATTGCTATAGCTCCATCTCCTTGGAGTAAAGTGTTTAATGCTGAATGCTCAGAGCGTACAGTAAGTCTACGGCCATCTAATGCTTTGACGAATCCGCTTTTAGCTTCTCGCTGTACTCTTGACGTAAGAGATTTAAATGATGGGAGACCAGCAAAGAAGCGTTGTCTAAGTCCTTTACCGCTTTCTCTGCCTCGGCCAACCACTGACCCAAGTTTTGCATCTCCTGCTCCGTAGAGCAGTGCATAGATGAAAGTCTTAGCCTGATTTCTTGATTCAAGTCCCGCAAGTCTTTGATTAGCTGTGTGTATGTCGCCGTTGAGTATTTCATTTGTATATCCTTTATCGTTCATGTGATGTGCTAGCATTCTAAGTTCTAAACCAGAGGCATCAATACCTACTAGCTTGTGATCTTTTGGCACAGTCCAACAACTTCGGCACTCTTTACCGTAAGGTGCAGTAGAGCTTGGTATCTGTGCTGTGTTGGGGTGAGAGTGTGTCATTCTAGAAGTTACTGCTCCATTAGGATTAACATAACCATGAATCCTACCATCGTCTTTAACTTCTTTCATCCAAGAGTTTACTTGTGCTAGTCTCTTTTGTAACATTAGATACCTAGCAATCATAGCGGCTTGTGGAATATTCTTAACCCTGCTAAGAGTACTTTCATCAACAATTGGTTGGCCTGTAGGTGTCATCTTTTTAGGCTTCCATCCAAAAGCTATTAAGTATTCTCCAATTTGTTTACGTGAACCTAAGTTAAATTCTGTATAAGTTTTACGAATAACTGGATCATTGAACATTTCTATTTCAGCATACTCAGCATCAGTAAGCCTAACGCCATTACCATCTTGATCTACTGCTGTCTTAGCTATAGTTCCTGCTTTTGTATACTTAGGTTTTAAAACTTGAGTATGTACAGTTGGCTTAAATTCTTCTCTGACTTCAGCTTCTACATTACCTAAAGAATCACTAAGCTCTGCTATCAGTGACATACATGATCTCTGATTAATTAAAAAACCATTTACTCTTTGTTGATGTATAATTTTAGCAACTGAATGTTCGAGTCTTACGGACATTGGGCTAAACCCTTTAGACTCTAACCGCAGATGGTTATAAACTAAAACATTTAAACGAACATCATTAAGACAATACTCTAGCATCTCAGGAGTGTAGTGATCCCACGCGCTTTCTTCTTGCCCGTAGTCTCCTTTGCGAAAGTTAAGTCGATAACCCCAACTTTCTAAACCGTGTCCTCCTTCTCTAGTAGGATTAAACAAACGAGAAAGAACTAAAGTATCTACAAGTTTAATATTATATAGATCAACTCCTGCAATATCAAGCACTACAGGTAAGTCATAACCAATAATATTATGTCCAATAAGCTTGTTAGCTTTTGCTAAGAACTCATAGCCTTCTTTTAACTGTGTATTGTCGAAACAATATTCTACATTAGTATCTACATCAATAGCTACAATACAAAATATTTCGGTAGGCGTTAAGCCATTAGCTTCTATATCAAATACTAAATTCATAAGACTTCTCCACAATCATATTCATCAACTTCATTAAGTCTACCTGTTTGGCTATCGTATTTCAAGTAGCCTGCTATCCCTGTCTCGCCACTAAAACGATTCTTTAAGATACGGACAATAGTCATATTGCGTTCTTCAGGATCATCTGCTTGACGATTACCTTCAAGTGCTATTGCAATATTACTAAGCTGAGCAATCGCATTAGAGCCTCTTAAATCTCCTAGTCGTACACGACCACCCTCTTCGTGCGAATCTCTACTACCGCTTGCTTTACTTAGGTGACTGATAGCTATAAGACTTACGCCTGTTTCTTCTACTACCGCTCTCAAGCTGTGCATCACAGCATCAATAGCTTTACGTTCATCGCTACCAACGCCCATCGCCATCCCTACAAGTATGCTAATATGGTCTAAAACAATTACACCACAGTCTTCTGCCTTGGCTAGATATTTTATTTTATTTAAAACACTATCCATATCAAACTTGCCGACATGTTTAAGGAATAAAAATCTACCGCCGCTTAGTATATCTTCAAAAGCTTTTTGTTTTTCTTCCTGAGAAATACTATTTGCAAGCTTTGGTTTGCGATAAATATTGTTTGGGTCTTTTAAGATATGCTTCATCATCTGTTCTTTAGTAGGAAGATGTAGTAGTTTGTTAGCAGACAGCGACATCAAACCAAGGGCGGCTGTAGCTACACTTTCCTCAAGAGAAAGGACTCCAATCTTTTCATTGGTATGCTTGAATATTTCTTCTTGAAGTTGTTTAACTACTGTCGATTTACCGACACCTGTTCCTGCTGTAAGAGTTATAAGCTCAGCCTTACGCATACCATACAGCATAAGATTCAAACAGTCCCACGGATAACTACAGAAAGGCATTTCTAAATCAGCCATAACTTCATCGCGCAGTTGACTGCTCAGTACAATACCATCAGGAACAAATCTTTCTGCTTGCCACCAGACTTTTATAAATAATGATTGTTGATTAGCTTTTAAATAATCGCAAGCATCTTTATAACTATCTTGGTGTTTAACTATCATTGTCTTGCCGCCAAACAACTCAGCAACTTCTAATGCAGACTTAATTCCTACATCATCGTTATCAAAACATACAACTATATTTTCATAACTGTCTATCCACTCATAGGATTCTTTACAATCTTTAAGTGCAGACGATCCTGATTTAACAGATACTACAGGATACTTACTACCCTGCATTTGATAGGCGGCCATTGCATCTAACTCTCCTTCAACGATAGTAAGATACTTGCCTCCTTTGGAGAAAAGATTTTGTCCGAACAGATCACCTTTCTTGCCATCACCTACCCAAGCAAAGTCTTTGTTCTCTGTCTTTCTAATCTTGGTTCCAGACAACTCAGTCCCCTCATAATAAGGATAGTAGTGTCTAACTATAAAACCGTTGCCTGCTTTAGAAACTTGAACACCATATTTCTTAGCAGTTTCTTTTGATATTCCTCTATCAGCAATAGCGTCATAACATTTAGATTGGCTAAAGCTTTCTGATTTATGTTGATACTTTTGTATATCCTTTACAGTATCGGGTTGTACTTCCGATGTATCATATTGTTTAAAATAATGGCGGCAACTAAAACAAAACCCCGCTCCATCTTCATCGACAGAAACGGGGTCAGAGCCACCACATACATTACAAGGTAAACGGTGTTTCACAAAGGGCATAACTATTCCTCAGTTGTATTTCCTTCTTCAGTTATAATAGCATCATCAACTAGATGCTCGTCCATACTACTTGTCAAAGTCATAATAGATGCACGGGCCAGTGTAACATTTAACTCAGCCTCTCGCAATTTACCTTGTGCATTTACCAGTACTCCGAACACTGACTGACCTTCAGGGGACAGTTGTCCCACATCGTAAGTCACATCATCTTTTATGTAAGTATACTGCGGTGCGTCACTCATAATTCATCCTCTATGTTATCGTCTTCTACATCAAATTCAGACCCATCAGGTGAGCCTACTTCTACTAAGTCAAGTACTTGCATAGCTTGAAAATCTAATCCTCTAAAGTCTTGACCTTTCCAATTAGATTCCCACTCTTTGTATTGTATTTTGACTAATGATCCATTGCCAACCCTCTCGTCCATAGGATTTTTAAACCTATCAAAAAGTTTAGGAGCAGAACGTATCATTCCATTTGGCCCGTTGACTTTACGTTTAATAACTACCGCAGAGCCTTCGTCCATCTCTTTTACCGTGAATCCTCTTGATTTAAAATCATTTGCAGTATCATCATCTACTACTAGGTTCACTGTATACACTGGTTCATAATTAGTATTAGGGGTTGTTACACTTGCCCAATACGCTGTGCCTTGTACTATAGCCATACTTCTATACCTCGTTTAGTTAAATTGAATGTGGATATTACCACAGTTTTAAAACACTGTCAAGCATTATTTATTGCCGAAACTATCTAAATCAATATTTAGTTTATCTCCATCTTTAACAAAGATACCATCGACCATCATACCTTTTCTATCTTTGATGTCGTTGTAAGCATACTCTAAACATTCATAGATTGTCAAATTATTTCGGACTGCTATGTTAATTAAGATTACAATTATATCTCCTATGTCATCTATAATAGTTAAATTTTTGCAGACACTATCTGAAAGCTCTCCTACTTCTTGTATAAGTTTTAGCACCTGTGCTTTGTCATCAGAACCATCAATAAGATTTCTATCTTGATGCCAGTTAGCTACTTTACCTATTAATGCAGGGAGGTCTCTGTCTTCAAAAGTTTTCATATTTTATCTACCGCTATAAAAGTTATAATTCCTGCCACTATAACTGCAACAAGTATTAAACCTTTCCAATCATCAGCGTCTTTGTAATCAAAGTTGCTCACCTTCACTCTCCTTTTTAAGTTCTGAAATCATTTGTTCTGATACAAACAAAAGTTTTATTGCATATACACACGCCGTCATACAAGCTATTGTTAATAATAAATTCATAATATTACATCCTTAAAACTAAAATAACATTTACGATTGTCAGCAGTACGGCCAACACAACCATAGTCCTAACTGTCTTAATAAATCTAGACTCAAACTTACTTGTCATCTCTGTCTTCTCTTCTTGAATCCAATTTGCCACCTTGAACAAGGTATTGGAGCATACCGATTTCATTGAGTCTTTGTTTACGTTTATCTTTTCTAACATTTGATACCTCCTGATACTGTTGTTTAAATATTCGATCAAAGTTTTTATTGTAGCTTGAATGATCGCTCACCCTCGAACGATCACCCTTGCCACCATGATTAGTATTACTCATTGCTACTCAACGACCAAGAACCAATACGACAAACTTCTCCATATCTATTAAGAACTTTTAAAGTATCGGAAATAATATTATGTCCTTCCTTTCTAAGCTCAAAAATTCTTGCAGATATTCGTGTAATACCTAGTTCATTATATGCGTTAAAAGTTGTAATGCTTCTACCAGTTTTTAAATAATCTAATACTCTATCTTTTTGTGCCATGTTGCTTCTCCTTTTTAAGTTAATTAATCTTTCGCTTCATAAACTTGTCCAATTGTTATTATAACAAAAGGAAAAAGAATTACTACTCCTTCAAAGGATGCAACTCTAGTTCCAATCCAATCATTACTAGTTATCCATACTGGTCTAGTTTCTGTAAATTCTAGATCAATACCAACACCGTTACGTAAACCGATGCTGAATGTGGTGTTACCAAATAGATTTAATGTCATGCGCTTTTCTCCGTGTATGGCTTGATGTACTCGCCAATAGTTAAGTCAGACGAAGTGATATGGTTTATAACTACAGCCCAGTCGCTTGGTGTCCAACGTGTTTTTTCACCACAAACTAAATCTAATATAGCGTTCTCTAGTTCGTGATCGCCTTTTTCAAAAATATAGCGCACCTTGAGATGCGCTTTAGAATTTAAGTTGAATGGTGCATCAGCTAACTTCATGCCGCTAACCTCAAGAACTTCTTAGAGTTTACTGCCTGTCTTATTACTTGCTGACGATCATTCTGGATTGATGCTATGTTGCGCTCACTGGACTGCCGAACAGCACCAAAGTGTGTTGACCAATCAGTCATCGCATTATACACAGCCCAATAGTTACAGCCTAAACGCTTTTTATATACCGCAGTGTATACTCTCCAGATATAATTAAGATTCTCGTTACGTCTTTTTAAGTTGTGTATAACATCGGCAGGGCTGTAACCACCATCAAGGCCGCTTGTATTTAGATTTACATTAAGCGCATCGGCAAAGAATTCAAATGCCGTCATATCACTTACCTCTTGACCCTGCCATTGTTGCCATAGCTCACGCTCTCTGTTAAAGACATCAAGGGACTTGACAATAATATTAGCGCCATGCTCTATGTCTAAGGACTGTGTGTGCTTAGCCTTGTAGATTGCTACCTCGCCACTGACAAAGACCTGTAGATTTGTACACGCTGACTGTAAAGCGGCAACGCTAATCATAAACGGCCAAGTACCATCAAAGGATGATGTTGATAACAAACTAAGACTAGCTGTATCTCCGTCACCAGTTTGATAAGTATGAGCAGGGAGGTTGTACTGTACAAAACATCTAGCACCATCGTGACTGGTTCTTATTTGTTCTGTAAGTCCAACGGTATTTAGATCAGAACGCTCCAAGATATTTCGGGTATTGTCGATCATCTTCTTGGGTTCTACAGGCTTATATCCACGACCATGCACTCCCAACTCTGCCGCATTGTCAGTCCTATAGATTATATTTTTAGAACTTTCATAAGCATCTAAATAAATTAAAGGTGCAATCTCTATATCAAAATCAGCCGCACCATATCCACCATCCCTTAAACTTTGGACAGCACTACCATTTGCAAACATATTAAAAATTGTACTCATTACATTTCTCCAGTTTGTTTAAACATTATATAACAATTAAATTACTAAATCAAGTTAAAAATAACTTGACAACTTTTTAAAACACATTATAATAACCTTCTAAGGTTTAGTAGAAACAACAACAGTAGTTGTTACTGTTACTACTAAATACTTTAAAGCCTACTAAGTATCTTTAACATCCTTAGTAGTTATTAATTCCGCTGATACAGGAGTTGTTTCTACAACACTAATACCATACTTGTTCCAATGTTTCCTGATATTAGGGTTGTTGGCATACTGCTGTGCCTCTTCAGGACTTGATGCCGCAACATCTACATAGTACCCAAGCAATTCTGACATAAGTACTTTGTATTTGTATACTGGTTTTGATGTATCTATGATACCTTTCATTGGTTCATAACCTCCATAGTTAGTGCTAACTGTTCTTGTATGGTGCGTAGTCTACGATAGTCACGACTTAAAACATCACTTGCTCTGTCGCTTAAATCTTCAATATTCATATCAGCATGAAGACAGTTCCGCATCTCTTCCAGTATAGCTATTAGAACTTCATAATTTTCTTCTGTAAGCACTGTTGCATCTCCTTTAAGTGTAATCATATTACTATTCTCCAAGTTTATCTGTGTGTGTAAGTCCTCACTAACATAATCATATCCCATCCACTCTTTAATTTTACTCATTATCTTTCTATCGTAACTTTAAATTCGGTGGAGTCTAACTCTTCTTTGACAGCATCCATAACTTTAGTCTCTATGGCATCATCTATCATAACTTCAATACTGTATGTATCTGGTATATCTTCTGTTGCTCTTTCTACCTCATACATTTCGGATTCTAGTGTTTCAATTCTTTCACTTAGTTCGTCAAGTCTCTCAGAATTATCTTCATTTTCTTTGCCTTCTAACTCTGCAATTCTATCAGACATTTCTTTAAACTTAGTTTCAAAAACTAAAACTTTACTTGATACTAGGATTCTTTCGTCTATCCAGTTCTCTACTGCTTCTAGTAGTGCTTTCATATTACTTTTACTCCAGTTTATTTAAATTATATACTCTATTCTACATTACCAGTACTTAATTACAACCACCAATTAAATAACTATAATGCACTTCACTTACATGGTAAGCATCTCTCCACTTAGTAGACTTAGTAGATAGATAACTACACCAACTGTTCCACAAATTCTCTGTACCATACTCATGGCAGATTTGAATATAGTTACGAATCTTTTTAAGATTGCCTTCTAAACCCTTGATACTCTTAGGGTTCTTGGCCAGTACAAAATCTTTAGCATCTAAGTTATACATCTTAATATTATGACTATCCATACAGCCAACTAAGCCTGCTGTCAGTTGACACATAAATCCTGCTTTAGCCATTCCAAGACCATCAACTCGAAGAAATATCTTCATCAGGCTCATAGCTTTACTGGCATCTGTTTTGTTGCTGTTGATTACAGCCATGACTTGAGCATACATTTTATGCTTATTAGATTCTAGATATATGTAGGTGTCTTTCTTAAAACCCCAAAGAGCTTTAGCTTGTAGCTTATTAGTTCTAACATCTTGTAACTGCTCACCTATATTCAACCAAGGTTGACGGATGCTTAGTACTGTCATTAAAGTTACACTGCACATATTATCTGCTGATTGCTGTGCATAATGTTGTACTGCTTTAGCGTGTTGAATGTACATAGTTTTATCTCCAAAAAAAAGCCCTCCGAAGAGGGCAAGCTAGGGGGTTTAAGATATCTTAGATTTCAAATAATTTAAAGCTTCTTTGGCTGTCAGGTCGTAATGACCCCAATTAAATACAGCTTTACCATCTTGGAAGGTCACAGTATGCCCTACATATTTTCTATCTTCATCGAATGTCGGGTTATCAACAGCCCATATAGCTATATCCCGAACACCACAAAAAGATACTAATTCACCACGTAATTCTACTGCTCGTTCCTGAACTGCTTTAATTTTATTAAACATTTTCAAGTTCCTCATTAACTATTTTACAGGCTAGATTCCAAGCCATCATTGCGGCAAGCCATGCTACAGCTTTCTCACTGCTACTAAAACTATTTAGTCTTTCTTTTAAGTCTTCCATATTTTCTGGCGTTACAAAAGCATCCTGACTCTTAATTTTATTTTCCATCGTCTTTCTCCTAAGTACTAGTTAATTTATTGAAGCCTACTACTAACGTAATAGGCTTTATAAATTTACTATACTTCAAGCCACTTCAAACCACAAACACTTGGAAAGAACTCTTCGTTGTGCCTATTGGTTATATCAGACACCCAGACTCTTCCTGTGCTACCTTCTTTGTGAGGCGGTACTCCACCCTTGACTATATATCTATCGCCTCTAAAAGACACTACTAACTCCGAAGGATAGACATCTTCACCGCTTTTATCGTGGACTAACTTATAGCCTTTTTTGATTATATTCATAATCTCATTTCCTTAGATTTATTTAATATATCTATCTGTTGTTGGTTTAAAGCACAAACACTAAACGGATGTTTAAGTTCATAATTATATATTCTATTTGCGTTATCCCTATTGGGATTGGATTCAAATCTAACTAACAACTTTTCCATAATATTCACCTTATAAATTCTATTTAGCCTGTAAGATTTTAAGCATTGCATCGAGCTTAGAATCCATATCAGAGACCTTAGTCTCAAGGATATCAACTCTGCTGTCAAGCTTCTTAGCTACGCTATTTACAACTTTAGTAGCTTTCTCTTTCGCTTTAGCCTTCGGCTTCTTGACCAAATCTAGGAATACCTTTGGAACTTCCTGATGCTCAAAGAAGTCTGTGACTTCACCATGAGTCATCTTGGTGTCGTGATCACCATAGAATTTATTCAGGATAGCATGATAGACTTTCTGTTTTCCAAATCTCTCCGAAGGAGATGTCGAGTCAATTCTTGCAAAGTGGCAAGCTACGCCATAGACTTGTTTGGCCGAAGCAATTCTGTTGTTGTCGATATTAACGAAGTTAATGTTGTTCATGGTCATTCTCCAAAAGGTTGGTTAGTCTCTTAATTAAATAACTTAAAAAGTCATAAATGACTTCTTTTTAAGTTATTTAATTAAGAGACTTACTTAGTATCTTCATAACCTTTTATAGGTTATGAAGATACTAAAAAATCTTTATAGTTTTAAAACTATAAAGGGTTTAGTCGTAGACTAAGTTTATTTGGTAAGTTGCTGAAAACTGTTTAGAATTTTAAAGTTTCTTAAAACTTTAAAGTCCTTTCAAGTCTCCCTAGTTTAGTAAACTAGAAATGAGGAGGGACTTCAAAGACTTTAAAGTCTTTGGAATCTTGTTAATTTACGTAGTAAATCTGGAAGGAGCTATAGAACTATGAAGACTTTTAAAGTCTTTACAGGCGGGGCAGGTGGCCATACCCCCACCCACCCATATATACACAATCATATACATTTTGGAAGGCTTTGGAGTGTATACCAGTTAGGCGCGGACCTTTAAAGTCTTTAAAGTCTAGGAGTATCTTTGAGGCGGGGGATGTAGATGAGATGGATGGTGATATATATATAGTTATACCCCGATGGGCTATAAGGATATTATACACCTAAAATCCTATTTTGTCAAGCTTTATTTTGTTTTTGTGCAAAAAAGACTTGACAAACCCCGAAATTACTGGTATACTATAGTATATGAAAACTAAAGAACTAACAGTTAAACAACAATCTTTTTTAGATCACTTAGTAGCCTGTGACGGTGACGCTAAGCAAGCCGCAAGATTAGCAGGCTATGCTGAAAACAGCCACCCGTCCGTAGTCAAAGCACTGAAGACCGAAATACTGGACATGGCTGAAAGCATCCTAGCGCAAAGCGCCCCTAAAGCCGCTTTAAAGCTTGTTCAAGTAATGGACAGCGATGCCCCTATCCCGCAAGCTAATATGCGTGTACAGGCCGCACAGACCATCTTAGATCGTGTAGGACTAGGCAAGACAGATCGACTTGATGTAACAGTAAATACTGGTGGTGGTTTATTTATTCTTCCGGCAAAAAACGAAACAGTTATTGAAGGTGTTTATGCGGAGGAGAACTAGTAGCACTATTCCTTTTGGTTATGCTATCAACGAAGCTAACCCAGAGTTTGTAGTAGAGATACCCGAAGAACTAGAAGCCTTAAACAAAGTTCTTCCGATGATAAAAGATAAAGCTCTTTCTTTGCGCGAAGGAGCTATGTGGCTTCAACATATTACAGGCCGTAAAGTCTCACACATGGGCTTAAAGAAAATAGCCGCTAAGCATGGATAAAGATTGGGATATCAATCCCGACAGCTACTTAAAAGACAACGAAGGAAACTTCATACTCAAAGTAGATGGAACTCCGCGCAAAAAAGCAGGTAGAGCTAAAGGCTCAAAAGGACGAGGCTATACCTACCACTCGCAAACCAAAGCGAAGATGGATGCAAAGAAATCAGTAAGAGAAAAAAACAAAAAGTTAAAAGCCGCTCAAGCTAAAGTAGACAATTATAAAAAGTCAATTACAAAAACTAAAAAGACTTTAAATAAACTAGAAGGCAAAGATGCCTCCAACGTCATAGAAGACGTAGAACTAAAACTAGTTCCTCCTTCTTTAGCAACCGAAGCTCAAGAGGAAGTAATCTTCAAAGCCAACGAAGGCCCACAAGAAGACTTCCTTGCCGCAGGTGAAACAGATGTCCTGTATGGTGGAGCCGCAGGTGGCGGTAAGTCTTATGCGATGTTAGTAGACCCACTGCGATACGCACATAGGTCAGCCCACAGAGGTTTAATACTTAGGCGCTCAATGCCAGAACTACGAGAGCTAATAGATAAGAGCCGTGAGTTGTACCCTAAAGCCTTCCAAGGCTGTAAGTACCGCGAAGTAGAAAAGATGTGGACATTTCCTAGCGGCGCTAAGATTGAGTTTGGATTCTTGGAGCGTGATGCAGATGTATATAGATACCAAGGACAAGCATATAGTTGGATAGGGTTTGATGAGATTACGCATTTGCCCACAGAATTCGCTTGGAACTACCTAGCTTCTCGTCTAAGGACGACTGATCCAGACATAGTACCCTACATGCGGTGTACAGCGAATCCCGGCGGTGTGGGCGCTACGTGGGTTAAAAAGCGATATATAGACCCTATACCACCCAACGAGTCCTTTGAAGGCGATGATGGACTAACAAGAAAATTTATACCTGCCAGATTGCAGGATAATCCTTTTCTTGCTTCTGATGGCAGATACGAAAGAATGTTAAAGGCTTTGCCGCCTACACAGCGCCAACAGCTTTTAGAAGGGAATTGGGATGTTTCAGAAGGTGCGGCATTCACGGAGTTCACTCCAGTACTCCATGTTGTTACACCCTTTGAAATCCCAATAAACTGGGAAAGAGTCAAGGGGATTGACTATGGCTATGCTTCTGAAAGTGCATGTGTATGGGGAGCATTAGACCCAGAAGACGGAACACTAATCATTTACAGAGAACTGTACAAGAAAGGTCTACTAGGTACAGAGTTAGCAGAGATGTTAACAAACATGGAAATAGAAGACCCGTTCTCAGTTGCAGGTGTGCTTGATACAGCGTGTTGGAGTCGAACAGGTACTACAGGCCCAACAGTTGGAGAAACGCTCTTACGCGCAGGACACAAGCTTAGAAGAGCAGATAAAAATAGAGTTCAAGGAAAAATTCAAATCCACGAATACTTAAAAGTTACGCAAAGCGGTAGGCCACGATTACAAATATTTAATACATGCCCGAACCTGATACGCGAACTTCAAAGTATTCCTCTGGATAAGAGTAACCCCGAAGACGTAAATACTCATGCGCCCGATCATGCTTATGATGCCTTACGTTATTTAATAATGTCTAGACCTAGAATCAATGATCCATTGAGTCAGATGCGACAAATACAAAGAGAACAAGTATTTAGACCTGTTGATTCTACGTTTGGATATTAAATAGGAAAAACCTTTAATGGCAGATGATAATTTTTTTGAAAGTGCAGATAATATTTACCTAGCAGAAGTAGAAGGCGAAAAAGGTTTGAGCTTAGAGCTTGAGCCTGATTTACGTTCTATGCTTGTTGGTTTAATTGAAGATCGTTTTGCAAGTGCCGAAACAGCACGAGAGTCAGATGAAAGACGATGGATGCAAGCCTACCACAACTTCCGTGGTTTATATCCTAAGCACGTTAAGTTCAGAGAGTCCGAAAAATCTAAAGTCTTCATCAAAGTAACAAAGACTAAAGTACTTGCGGCTTTTGGACAACTAGTAGATGTAATCTTTGGAACAGGTAAATTCCCAGTAGGCGTAAGAGAAACACATATTCCCGAAGGAATTTCTGAGTATGTACACCTTGACAATACGCCAAGTATTGAAACATCCGAAGCTCCAGAAGGTATGTCAAGCCCTACAGAAGAACCAGAAAACCCATTTGATGTCGGATATGTAGGAGATGGTAAAGTACTAAAAGCAGGAGCTACAATGTCAGGCTCCGAAGGTTTATTTGAAAACAAAGTAGAAGGATCAGAACTAAACTTTGTTGATGGCCCCTCTCCTAATCCTCAAATGCTTGAAATGTCTCCTGCTAAAGAAGCCGCAAGAAAAATGCAGGAGCTTATCCACGATCAAATCGAAGAATCTAACGGCTCTAGTGAGCTACGTAATGCGCTTTTTGAATCCACCCTTTTTGGAACAGGTATCGTAAAAGGCCCATTCAACTTTAATAAAACATTAAGTAGATGGACTGTTGATGAAGAAACGGGTGAAAGGACTTATAACCCTGTGTCTGTTCGTGTTCCACGTATTGAGTTTGTTAGCATTTGGGATTTCTTTCCTGACCCCAACGCTACCACTATAGAAGAATGTGAATATACTTTCCACAGACACAAATTAAACCGCTCACAAATGAGAGCTTTAGCGAAGTTACCCTACTTCAATAAAGATCAAATTCGTGAGTGCTTATCAATGGGGCCTAATTACGAAGAAAGAGATTACGAGACTGAGCTAAAAGATGATCAAAGAACAGAAGATTATGGTTCAGAAAAGTTTGAAGTTCTAGAGTACTGGGGAATTATGGACGCAGAACATGCCAGAGAAGTAGGCATGGAATTACCAGAGGATGTAGACGATTTAGATGAAGTACAAATTAATGCTTGGGTTAGTAACGGTAAGCTTCTGCGTGGTGTTGTTAACCCATTTACCCCGTATAGGCTCCCCTATAACGCTTTCCCATACGAAAGGAATCCGTATAGTTTCTTTGGAATCGGAGTCGCTGAAAACATGGACGATTCCCAACAGATAATGAACGGCCATGCACGTATGGCAATTGATAACCTTGCGCTATCAGGCTCTTTAGTATTTGATGTAGACGAATCTGCACTTGTTGGCGGTCAAAGTATGGAAATTTACCCCGGCAAAGTCTTTAGAAGACAAGCAGGTCAAGCAGGTCAAAGCATTTATGGCATGAAGTTTCCGAATACTTCTCAAGAAAACATGATGATGTTTGACAAGTTCCGACAGCTTGCAGACGAACAAACAGGAATACCTAGCTACTCGCATGGTCAAACAGGCGTACAAAGCATGACACGTACAGCATCAGGTATGTCAATGCTTCTAGGTGCGGCAAGTTTAAATATTAAAACGGTTGTTAAGAACTTAGATGACTTTTTACTCAAGCCTTTAGGCCAAGCATACTATCAATGGAACATGCAGTTTTTTGAAGGCAAGCTAGGCACAGAAGGCGATTTAGAAATACATGCTATGGGTACTAATAGCTTAATGCAAAAAGAAGTACGTAGTCAGCGATTGACAATGTTCCTTCAAACTGCACAAAACCCTGCGATTGCACCGTTTGTTAAAATATCTAAAATCGTCAGTGAGCTTGCTTATAGTCTTGATCTTGATCCAGATGAAATCTTAAATGATCCAGAAGAAGCGGCAATCATGGCACAAATAATAGGAGCGCATAATGTTGGACAAGCAGATGGCAATCAAGCTGTCGCCCCTGACGAGCAACAAGGAGCTATGGGAGGCGTTCAAGGAGCATCTCAACAACCTCAAGACCTTGGAGTTACAGGCACTGGTGGTGGCAACATCGGAACTGGAAAT